CTCGTTACGATCCAACTTGGTGAGTATTATAACAGTCATGGGCGATAAAACAAGATCCACTGATCCGGAGCACCATCAGTATAGTCTCTGTTGGTGTTCTTCACCAACTGATAGCCTGGCTTCATTATGGCCCGTACTTTTTCTTCGGTAATGTTGGTCCAGTCAAACTCATACTCGGGCCAAGGACCGTCAGTGACGCCTTTGTTCAGTACACCACGACGTCCAATCATACGACAGTCATCGATTATAATGATGTCATTGGGTATACGTGTCATCAAAATCATCAACTCTGACAGCAGGGGGTTACTGGACACTCCATTGATGAGTTCATCACCTATGGCAGTGTCACCTGCAGAAAAATGACCGTCAAGATAAATGGTCACTGGTTGATGGATGGTGCTTAATATTTCAGGCAGTATCTTTTTGCTGTTGCCCAAATACATGCGTACCCGACTATTGTCGAAAAATCGGTCACAACAGTGTTGATAGAATTTTTCCGCTAGTTCAATACTGTGTACTATTTGATAAGCAGGGGCGACCGAAGCTATGCCGTCTCCCAAAAAACTACCGGTTTCGATATATTCAGCGGTTTTGTCACATTTTGATTCTGTGTAGAATTTTTCAGTTAAATTTGGCATTGAATATTTATCAAGCGGCGACTGCCGTGATATTTTTTGCCGTTGACACTGTACCTACAATGTCAAATTCACCGGCAGTATAAAACTTACCAGTAGCCTTGAATAACTACAACTCCCCGATATCCTGCGCCCGGTGCCCCATACGAACCACCAACACCGCCCCCGCCTCCCCCGCCACCATAATAAGTGGCCGGTGCGCCTGTGTTACCGCCGCCACCTGTTCCTCCTGCTGATACACCTGAACAATGCGAACCGCGAGCACCTCCGCCAGCAACATAAGCACCCAGTAACGAGCAATATACTCCTATTCCACCCACATAGCCCGTATAGCAACAAGGACAAGATATATTGCTACAAGGTGCCCCACCTGCCCCACCGCCTGCTGACCCAGTATCACTGGCCCCGCCAGTACGACCACCCACACTGGCTCCATTGTGACCTTGTGCTCCGCCTGTACCACCAGGTCGAGCCCCTGTATCTCCAGATCCCCCACCGCCCCCACCTGAGGCTATAGAACTTCCGCCATTGCCATATACACAGCCACCGTATCCCCCACCATAGGCTGTATATCCCAAAAATGTGGTATTGCCGCCTCGTCCGCCAGTTGCTGGATATCCACCTGCAGCCGCCCCAGCACACCCAATTACAGCCGGGTAAGATGCTCCGGGAGTTAGAGAAACACCAGTAAGTTGAACCACTCCACCGGCACCACCACCCCCGCCTGCGCCAACTGCTCCCCCACCCCCTGTGCCACCACCACCACCACCCCCAATTAAAGTGGCTTTAACAGTGCCAACAAGTGTAGTGGGAGCCACCCAAGTTTGAGAAGAAGTAAGTAAAACAGTTTGTAATGTGAGTTTTTTAGCACCGTAGAAATTGCTGAGACTGACGGCGCCCGATGTGGGCACATTGGGAGCATAGACATTGCCAGTTACATACGCTCCGTTGCGATAATAGCTACTTAAGGCTATCGGGGCGGCGGGACCACCAAATTCAGTTTGTATATCTTTAAGCGATATGGGTCCAGAAGCTGGCAAAGTCATTTTAGTATTCCAATTTTAGTTATATAACTTTATTTATTTGATTTTTGTTTGATATTTTTTATAGTCAGCGTTGGGCAAAATCTTGAATAAATTTATCGTACATTTTGACAAGTTTATTATATTGTTTTGATAGCGTTTTAAGCGACGCGATCATCGCAGTATAATCTTCACTGCCTTGTAACAGGCACTTCCACAGGCATTGACGCTGTTCGTATGTCATATTTCTACTAATTTCTTCCACCAGCGTTTCCAACTGGTTATCAGTGGCTAGTCGCAAAAAGTTTAACCTATCAACTGCCTGGCGATATTCAGCTTCCACAAAGACTGTGCCAAATAAACTGTAAAATGTCATGTTACCGTAATCAGCAGCGGCGCCGTCTTCTCGGTGAAGACGATTGTTCTTTTCCCAGTAACGGTTGCCATAGTTACTAACTTGATACGTGGTGCCGTCACGAAATTCCAACTTGATCTGTGGTTCATACAACTGATTTTTGATGACTCGCATCAAATAGTCGTGGTCAAACTGTGTGTATTCGTTAAAGTTTAAATAGTGCGATTTAATCATTTTGCTTGGTCTTGACGTTTCTATTGGGGTCGTGTTTACAGCGGTCACTGTGCCAGCGGGCGGCGTTAGCTGTCTAAGTTAAATGTTACTATATAAAAATGAAATTCTGTTCCATTTTTTTCTAAGAATTTTTCTTTTGAGAACTGAATTTCAGTCAATCCTACATGATCTGGATCTTTAAATAAGATTGCACTTTCCTCGACAAAATCAACTACATCGTCAAGAGTAGGATACCACAATACTCTTTCAAATGGGCCTCGCATAAACATAAATGGTAATTCTTTTTTGAACATTGACTTGTATCGCTTACGTTGATTACTATCAAGCCAAACGTTAATAGCTGGATTCAAAAAACAATCAAGGGCTCGATGTTTACAGTCTTGTGCTTCTTTCCAAGTCCATCCTGCTTGCTTGACCATTGCTTTAACTTCTTTAACAGATTCAAATTGATAATCAAAGTAATTATCGGCTAACTCATTTTCGCTTTTGCGTTTTAAATGACGGATTAATTTATTTTGAGCAATAATCGAGGCTTTATTTTTCTTTGCTTCGTGTTCTGCTATTCGCATTGTTTCGTATTGTCTTGAGTTCATTTTTTGTCCTTACATTTATCGCCGTGAAAACGAGCATAGCCATTTACTGCTATTAATCGATTACAATGCTCGCAAAGTTTCTTTTCTCGTTTACTGCCACGTACCGCGTCTGCTTTAGCTTTGATAGTTTCTGCCGATTGTTTACGTCCTGTGGCTTTTGCTCTCATTTTTTCTTTTGTAGCATTTGAGTGTGATCCGTCGAAACCAGGCTTTGTACTTTTATGATTTTTTGATAATTTTTTTCTGTGTTCGTCGGTAATGGGTGGCTTCTTTTTGCCCGTTGTGTTTGCTACCAGTCTTGCGTGTTGTTCTTTGGTTAGCTTGTTGCCAGTATTTTTTTGGCGAATAGTTTCTTTTGCTTTATCAGTGTGGCGCTTATTGTACATTGGATTTCCTGCGCCTTTCATAGCATCACTTTGTAATTTAGCTCGTTCGGCACGAATTCCTTCAAGTCGTCTTGAAGAGAAATGTCTATTACTAACTTGATTATGATTTACTACACTTCGCATTTCGTATGCTTTAAGTACTTTGAAGTATGCTTGTTTGTTATCCTTATAGATTTTTGTTAATAAGAAGTGTACTAGCTCGTGTTCTCTGTCTGTTAAATGTGTAATATTACTAGCATCGTCGCTATCGCCTTTGAGCCAACCAGCAGGTCCTTTACGTTTACGGATAGCGTAGAACGATTCCGGAACAATATGATGTCGTTCTGTATATTCATCGGTAACACGGGTTTGTCCTCGTTTACAGATATTATTGTACCAATTTTTGTATTTGTCCATATTTTTATTTATGTTTGTTAAGTCTACAAATAATATTAACATACACAACAGCATTAGTCAACAAAAAACCCACCGAAGTGGGTTTTTGTTTTGTTGCTTGAAGTACAGAAATACTGTACCAAAATGGATCAGCTAAAGCTGAGATTTTGGACAGCTATCTCGCCTACGTAATCTGCTGCGTTACCGAAGGAACTTGCAGTATTAGTGAGCTCGACGAAGCCATACCTGGTCATAAATGAAACGACTGGTTCGAAAGTACTTGGATCCAATACAACTCCTGAACTCATCAACGGAATATATGGGCAATAGAAAGCGGCAGCATCTGCCTCACTAGAACCTTTATATCCAACCAATACAGGCTGTGTATCTTGAGCATAGCTGTTTACGAATACACGTAAACTGCCGTTTAAAGTACCAACAAACTTGGTGTTTGTAGGAGCTTCAAATGTGCCTTCTGTTGTACGAGCAAAAGCTGAAGTAGTAGCTGACTGTAATACTGTCAACGCTGCACTTGATACAACTGCCCAGTTACCAGCGCCACGACGTGTACGCTGAGCAATCAAGTTAGCAACACGATTGATAAGCACTGCCAATGCGGCATGTTCGTCACCAACGAATGTAGCTGTACCTGATACTGTAGCTTGGTTGTATGTGTACTCTGTAGCAGCCAAACTGCTTAATGACAAGAGAATCTCTTGATCGATTTCAGCTGTGATTTCTTGTGCTAGAGCAGCCATAATTTCTGCTTCAACATCAATACCATGCATAGCCTGTGCGTCTTGAGCACTTTCAAATGTCCAACGTGCTTGTAACTTACGTGTCTTAGCTTCAACAGCTTGTTTCAAGATCTGGATACTGATCTGCTTACCGCCTGTACCTTCCATAGTTGCTGTATTGTTACCAGTATAGCCAGTAGCTGTAGTGGTATTTTGTGGCACTGTGGAGTAGGCAGTAGCGATGGTAAACGGACTCAACGCTTCTTGACCTGCTGTTACACTGGTGTTAGCCAAACTGTTGTCTGTCAAACTCTGTGCATAACGTACACGTAATGTATGGATCTGTGATACAGGTCCAGTCATTGGCTGTACACCAACCAACTCGTTAGCAATAACAGTTGGCATCACACGACGGATTACTGGGAGAATAACACGGTTCAATGTTGCGATGTTACCTGAACTTGTTGAACCTGCTGATGCGTTCTCTTTCAAATACTTACGTGTGTTTTCAAGGATTACACTCATAGAAGAACGCTTTGAGCCGTTAAGGCCTTCCAGCAGTGCATCTTTAGTTTCACCCCAACGATTTTCTAATAATTCTTGTGACATTTAAGTCTCCTTTTATTTTTTTTACAGCCCGGCCAAACGCTTCAAATCAATAACGTTGCTATTTGCTTCGTCATCTGATTCTTGGCTACGGACCGATTTATCGCCAGTTGCTTCAGACAATGTTTCAGTAATTACTGTTTTGGCTTTTACTGAACCATTCTCTAGCACAGCTGGAAGATACTTTTCGAAAGCGGATTTCAAACGTTTTGTCTGTACGCTTTCAAGTAAATTACGCATTACCTCGGCTTTTTTCTCGTTTAACGGAGCTAACAGCTCGTCCATTGTGCGGGTACGCTCGTTGGATTCTTTGATAATACGCATTTCACGCTCTTTTGATTCGACAAGATGTGTTGCTTTCTTGGCGAAACGGATGGCCTCACTAAGTTTGGCGTCTTTTTGTTGTATGATAGTGTGTAACTTGCGAACTTCGGCTTTTTCATTTAAATGAGTAGCACCAAATTCTGCACTATATGCTTCAAAAATTCTGCGACCAAAGTTGTTCTCGCGAGCAACTTGGATGTCTTCTTTCAAACTTACAAGTTCAGCTTTGAGATGCTGGCTTACTACACGTGTCATTTTTTCAGCAGATTCTTTTACAAAACGGCTTTTCAATGATTCTAACTGTTGACGTGCGTTGGCAACCAGTCTAACTTTGGTTTCCACTACTGCCTGCTTGTCTTCAGCAAATTCTTTTATTTCACGTGCCAAAGCATGCACAATGAAGCCTTCAAATTTCTTCATGCCATCATTGTGTGCCTTGCGATCTCTACGCAATTCGCCAATTTCTTCAGCTAATTTGGTCACCATAAAGTTGTTAAACTTGTTGGCGCTTTCCTTAATAGTGTTTTGAAATTTAACGCGATCTTCGGCCAACTGTTGCTTTTCAGCTTTTAGTTGTTCGACTTCTGCGATGAGACTTTCTGTAACCATGCGATCCAATGCTTCCACCATCACTTGTTTGTCATGCTCATAGCGTTGGGCAAACTCTTCGCGGAGTTCTGCACGTGCTTGTTCTTTGACTTCAACTATCTTGGCTTCCCAAGCTTCGTTAATCTCTGTACGAGTTTCTTCATTGATCAAGTCGCTATCTAGTAACGGTTTTAAACTGTCTAGCATTTTATTTCCCTCTTAATTTGAGATCATTGATTAACTTTACTACTTCTGTTTTCAAATATCTCTGTACTTTGTTGTCCTGACTGGCTTCTTTAGCTACATCAAACAGTCTATGTCCGTGCTTCATGTTAAGAAGACCTTCATAAATTGCTGTTGGATACGCATTTGGAGCACTGGGTTGGGCAACCACATCCACAGTGACGATTTCAAAGTCACTGACATGTCCGTTATGGTCGTTGACGTTTCCTGATCCACGACTACTAACACCTAATTTAACACCCGAATCTAACATGGTTTTTACCAGTGTTCCCATCGGGGTTGGTAATACTTTTAATTTTCCATATCCGCATGGACCATCCATCCACATGTTTTCAATCATGTGACTGACTCGATCCAAGTTGATCTTCAAATCGTCTGGGTGATCAACTTCGCCTAACACGCTATGACCTGACTTTATCTGTTCGTTGATAGTATCTACTGCTTTGGCTATCTCGTTTACTGGATAAACTCTTTCATTTGCATTACGCACCCCACCCTCTATACAAATACCCTTCATGTAAAGCGTTTTTCCGGATCCATCGGCAGCTTCTTCAGACTCCAATACTACACGAGCCTGAGTAAAGCTGAGATGTTCTTTTAGATAAGTGTTACGCTTCATATGTGTACATTAACCTTTTGGAAATGGGGTACGTGTGTTTGGATTCATCTGATCAAACTTTGGCTTGGTAGCTGGCTCCATTTTGCTGCCATATCCGCCTTTTGCTGGTGTATTTTTAAATTTTCCAGCATTTGGCAAATCGCCTTCACCTTTGCTATACTCATTGCTAGGTTGCTTGTAAGCAGTTGTGCCATCTGGATTTGTTTCAGAAGCTACATTTTTAACCGGGCGTCCCATCATTCCTGCTGCGCCTGAATCAACAGCGTATGATGACTTTTTATTAACAAAGCTAGGCTCTGTTGTAACTGGACTTGGGGCACGATCTAATGTGATATTTTCACTCATTGGCATTGGCTCATCTTCAAACTCTGATGTGTCGTCCATAGCATAAGCATCACCACCAACTTCATGATCTTTTGGCTCCATAGTTTCGCCACCTTCGCCGCCCATCATTTGTTCAAATTCAGCCATTAACTCGTCTAATTTGTCTTCTAAATCAATAACACGGTCTTCGATGTCATGATCAACTTCATCATCTTCGCTATCCATGTCTTTGTCTTCTTCTTCTTCTTCTTCGGCTTCACTCATGCCTTCTTCGTCAACTTCAACTTCACGCATTAAGTCTTGGCTGGCGCTTCCGGAAGTATCTTCCATGCCTTCTTCATACATGCACTCATCACAGCCTTCGCCATGACAGTGATGGCATTCTTCGCCTTCTTCGATGTCTTCTTCTTCCATGCCTTCTTCATTCATGAGATTCTCATAAATTTCGCGTGACTTTTCAACTACTATATCATGGAATAATTCTTTAGCTTTCGCTTCTTCATCGTTAATCACATATTCGATTAACTGTTCAAATTTCGATGTCATATACATTCTCCTTGGGTTATGGCTCGTCATAGATATTTACTCTAGACGGAGAAAAACTAGTATATAACGACTATAAAATGGGTAGGTTTAAGATTTTTAAATTGCCGGAGCGGCAGGAGGTGCGTATTGTGCGCGAAGATCTTTTAGTTTGTCTCTAAATTCAACTGCTCTAATGTCATTCATCTTGCGTAGTTTATTAATTTGACGCAGAGTAAGTCGTGTTTTACGTAGTTGTCCCATTTGTGGCTGGGTATTGTCTTGGCTTAGATCTTGATAAGCTTCGGGTTCACGCTCGTATAGTTCGTTCAGTATCATAATACTGTATTTAGCGTTTTTTATTTGTTTCGCTGGAATTTATTGTGGCAGTTCCGGTTTTTTCATCAACTGTCATATAGCCATGACAAGCTATATTCCAGTCCTCGTTACCTTGTCCATTGCCTGTGGTTTCAGATTGGCTAGGCACGTTTATAATGACATTTTTTACTATGTATTCTTCTTCATTTTCAAAAACGCGCCACACGTGATTCAAACTACCCCTGCCAGGTAGTCCTCTAGTTTTATTAAAACGTATCAAATACTTGTTCATACCACTGTAGGTTGTGTTGTATCTAATTTCATTGCCACTCCCAAATTAAAATGTATAAATCTAAAGGGTTTGACTGATTCTTGAGGAAACTGTGCGGTAACCAAGAATTTGTAAAAATAAATGTGCCAGGTATTGGCAAGAAATTTATCATCGTACTGCCATAGGTAGCTTGAGCAGGATTAGACTCAGGAAGATTAGAATAGACTTTAGCCGACCTGGGATCATGAAATACAACTCTAGGAGCGTCATCAGGTACGTCTAGAAAATAAAATCCTGTAATATGGCTGCCGCCGTGTATGTGTTGTTCTTGTCCGGAAAATTTATAGTGTTCTTGTGCCCACAATTCATGGAATATAACTTCCAGCATCTGCATATTATAGCCTTGGCTCATTAAAATATTAGATGCCGTGGCTTTGATAAAATTTGTAAAATCAGACAGTCTGGGATCAGCAGACATATTATCGCCCATATAAACAGGATAAATCTCGTTTAGTTTAATGCCTTTTTTTGTGCGATTTACATATTCTCTTGATATCTTGTTGATGTCTTTGAGAAAGTCAGTGTGTGTAACACTGTACACAGCAGAAGTAAAATAATGCCATTCTTTTAGTTCTAACAGATTTTCTGATTCTGCTGGTGTTGTGTTAGTAGTATCTTCACCTATAATTTTAGCCATAATATCTCCGATTTAAACAATAATAACAGGTAATTTAAAAAAGATCAAGAAGATAAGGAAGATATTTGGTTAAAGTCCGGCCGGGCCACCGCTCGGAGCTCCTGGTGTTGGTACAACCGCTGGGGCAGGACCTGCTCCAGTATCTACTTCGGCACTGCCCAAATCAGTATTAGTCAAGTCAGTATTCATATCTAAATCAGATGATAATCCGCCCGGAGTAATGCCCACACTACGAAGACCTTGTCCTTGCTGTGCCTGCATTTGTGGATTGTCGCGTTCTTCTTTCCATAGTGTTTCATTTTCTAATATTTCTTCGTCGGACAAACCTAAGAAACGTTTGAGTGTAAATCGTTTGCTGAGATAATTCAATGGTTCTAAAGAAGCAAATGTTGCTACACGAGCTGTATCCAGCTCAGATTGGCGATAACTGGCAAAATTCTGTGGTTCTGTTAATGTTATGTCAAACAACCCGTTATCAATTTCAAAACCTCTCCATCGCATGTACATTTTAAATTCGTCATCTAATTTCTGCATTATTAATTTCTGTAGGCGTTCGCAGTATTTGTTGAATCGAAATTCTTGTATTAATGCTGTACCCACACGTCCATCGTTAGTGGCGGCCCCGGAATCATCCGGTCCTGTGGGCAAATAGCTACTAGGCACACGCAGACCTCTAGCCATTTTGTTGTTAAAGTATTTTAAATCATCAATTTCGCCTAAGTTTGAATTTTTGGTAAACACACCGGCACTTAACGCAAACGTATGATAGCCATGATAAATTTCATCACCGTCGATAGTTAAAGTACCAACATCCATTGGCTCATCTAAGTATTCAATTTTAGCAATTCGATGGTTGTGAACGCTTTCTTTTTTACGGAAATCAGACCAGCTAGTATAGCCATACTGTTTAACCATACTAGTCAGTCCTGTTGCTGTAAATCCTTTGTCTATACTCCAATTGCGAACTTTTTTATCTTTGTTTAATATTGCCAATTCATTAACGATGTTGATATTTTTATTCAGTTCATCGATAATATCATTAACAGTTATTTCGTGCGTAGTTTTGTCTTTAACCATATCGATCACACGCTTAAGCATACTGTGAGAATATGACACTGATTGCAATTCTTTCATATTGCTACGACGTTTTTCGTTGTTTTTCCAATCTTTTAGGTTACGGTCAGATACAAATTTACTACGTTCTTCTCTTAGCTCACTAGTCCAACCAGCTTTTTGTTGTTCACATACCCATTGACGATATTCTTCATCTTTGGCCATTTTTTCTAGTTTTGTTTTGTTTGCTATTTTAAATGCAGCTCTACTGTTAGCGGTCCGGATTGCCTTTGAATCATCATCTAATGATTCAAAGTACTTTTTAAGTCCAGCTGCCTTATTCTCATTTAATTCTACTAGTTCTTCTTCTGTTAATGAACTATACCAATTTGTAAATCTTTCACCAAC